AAGCCAGAGGTCAGACCCGGGAAAGTTATCCTTACCAACGGTGATCCAAGAGAGATTCTACAGCCATTTAACTTTGGTAATGTCAGTCAAATTAGCTTTGCACAGGCCGATGCCTTACAACGCATGGTACAGACCGCTACAGGCGCTATAGACTCAGCCGGTACATCAGGGTCTATTAACGGTGATGCGACCGCTGCGGGCATCTCTATGAGCTTAGGAGCGATCATTAAGCGTCACAAGCGCACATTGATCAACTTCCAAGAGTCTTTCCTTATTCCTTTCGTTACAAAAGCCGCACACCGCTATATGCAGTTTGAGCCTGAGATGTATCCTGTTGCTGACTACAAGTTTGAAACATCAAGCAGCTTAGGCATCATTGCACGAGAGTATGAGGTTACACAGCTTGTACAGTTGCTACAAACTATGTCTCCAGACACGCCTATGTACCCACAGTTGGTACAATCAATCATTGACAACATGAACTTGTCTAATCGTGAAGAGCTTATTGCTTCACTTAAGCAAGCTAATGAGCCTAATCCCGAAGCACAGCAGGCACAACAGGCTTCTCAGCAAGCAGCTATGGCTCTACAGGCTTCACAGGCCGCTGCTCTCAACGGACAGGCACAAGAGTCCGCAGCACGAGCGCAGAAGCTTACAATGGAAGCTCAGGCTATCCCACAAGAGCTTGAAATTGACCGTATTAAGGCTATAACAACCAATTTACAGGCTGGAACTGCTGATGATAAAGAGTTTGAGAGACGTATTAAAATGTCTAAAGAGATGCTAAAAGAGCGTGAAATAGCGGTAAAAGAGGGCAATACAGCCCCTCCAGCGCCTGCACAGCCAGAAGCTCCACAGCAGCCACAGCCACCACAAGGACAATTTCCACAATGATATTAACAGGTAAGATGTTTGAAGACGCGCTTGCGCAGATTAACGAAGCCTTTGCTGAAGTAAATAAAAAGGTTGACAAACTACAAACAGAGGTAAAGACCCTGACACAGGAGAAAGCCAATGGCAACGCCAAGAAAGGGCAAAGCAAAGGTTAAGGTAACAGCTAGTGGTAAGAAGGTAAGCTACGGACAAGCTGGAGCAGCTAAAGGCGGAGGCCCTCGCGTAAAACCGGGGACTTCTAAAGGCGATAGCTATTGTGCTAGAAGCCTTGGCATCAAGAAGGGTCTGCCTAAAGCTAAACAGAATGACCCTAATACTCCTAATAACCTTTCCCGTAAGCGGTGGAAGTGTTCAGGAGCTAAATCTAAAAAGTGAGGTGTTAAATGAAGTGTTCATCATGTGGCAGTAGCCATACAAAGAAAGGCAACAAAATGCCTATTAGAGGCCAACGGTCTGTAAAGAACAAGACATCTACAGCTAAGAAGAAAAACAAGAAATAACTCTTGACTTTGACTCTAAAATATGCTATACTATACCTTAGTATACTTTACTATTATTTTAACATTAACTTAAACTGTCCTAGAGGATAAACAGTATGATTGATAAAGAACTAGAAGCTTACTACCGTGCCTATCGTGAAATGTTTATGTCAGCTGGCTGGAAACAGCTTCAGGAAGACTTATTACAAAACGCTAATGTCATTAATTCGGTAGAGGCTTGTAAAGGTAACGATGATTTACACTTCCGCAAGGGTCAATTGTCTATTGTGGGAAACATTGTAAACCTTGAGCAACAAATTACACTAGCTGAAGAGCAAGCAAACGAAGAGCCGGAAACGGAAGATTAATGCGTTTACTCTTTGACTTTGAGTGTGCAGGAGGGCATATTGAGGAACACTTTGTATCTTCGGATACTAGAGAAGTAGAGTGTCCTTACTGCCACAAACCTGCACAAAGGATTCAATCTCCTGTTCGTGCAACTCTTGATCCTATATCTGGTGACTTTAAGAAGTCTACTAACAAATGGATGAAGAATCGCGAACAGAAGCTGAAGCAAGAACGTAAGGCCAACTCTTAAATAAGAAGCTTTACATAATACACCTCCATAATGATTTAATCACGGAGTTTAATAATGGCGACATTATATGACGAGCGTCTAGAAGACGATGAAGCAGTAGACAACATTGAAGAAGTAGCAGAACATCAGGAACCTGTTGAACAGGAGACTCCTGCTGAGGAAGAAATCCCTGAGAAGTATCAAGGAAAGAGCGTTACAGATATTGTAAGGATGCACCAAGAGGCTGAGAAGCTTTTAGGTAGACAGAGCTCAGAAGTAGGGGAGTTACGATCAGTTGTTGATAGTTACATCCAGACACAACTCGACACCACAACAGCAACACCAGTAGAACCCGAAGAAGAAGTAGATTTTTTCTCTGATCCCGACAAGGCAGTCGCGAGAGCTATTAAGAATCATCCTTCCATTAAAGCTGCGGAAGCGCAGTCTCAACAGTACGCGAAGTCCAATGCGATGTCAGCCCTGCAACAACGTCATCCCGACATGCAGACCATCTTACAGGACAACAAGTTTGTTGAGTGGATTAAAGGATCAAAGATTCGTACACAGCTCTTTGCGCAAGCAGACAGGCAGTATGATCATGAGGCAGCTGATGAACTTTTCACTAATTGGAAAGAACGTCAACAAGCTGTAGGTAACGCCGTTGCAAACGATAAGGACACTCGAAAGACTGCTCTTAAAGCTGCATCAACGGGGAGCGCACGAGGAAGTGGCGAACCGGTTTCCAAGAAGATCTATAGACGTTCGGACATTATTAAACTAATGCAGGACGATCCAGATCGGTACTTAGCTTTATCTCCAGAAATTGAGAGAGCTTATGCTGAGAAGAGAGTCCGTTAATTAAATCTTTTAAGGACTATGTATTATGGCAACTTCAGTATATCCCAATATGGGCGGAGCAGTAACCAACACAAGCGCAGCTAAGTTTATTCCAGAAATTTGGAGTGACGAAGTTATTGCTGCATACAAGACTAACCTTGTATTGGCTAACCTTGTTAAAAAAATGAGCATGACTGGTAAGAAGGGTGACGTTATTCACGTTCCTAAGCCTACCCGTGGTGTTGCTTCCGCTAAAGCGGCTGGTACCGCTGTAACTATCCAGAACTCTGTTGAGTCAGAAGTTCTGATTAACATCAACAAGCACTTCGAGTTCTCTCGTTTGATCGAAGACATTACCGAAGTACAGGCTCTTGCTTCTCTTCGTCAGTTCTACACTGGTGATGCAGGTTATGGTCTGGCTAAGCAGGTTGACAACGACTTGTTTGAACTTGGTAAGTCTTTTGGTAACGGCGATGGCAGTTCTTTTGTCAACAGTGGTTCTTTCCAGATCAACACTACTTCCGGCGCTTTGGAAGCATTTGACATTGATGGCGCTGCTGACGTTGGCGACTTCTCTGACGCTGCGTTTCGTGCGTTGATTCAGAAGATGGATGATGCCGATGTACCTATGGACAACCGTAGCTTCATCGTACCTCCTTCGCTCCGTAACGCTATCATGGGTATTGATCGTTATACCTCTACTGATTTCGTTAACGGTAAGAGCGTAGAGACTGGTAAGATTGGTAACCTGTACGGTGTTGACGTATTCGTCTCTACCAACGTACCTGTTATTGATACTACTGGTGGTGCTTCCATCCGTGGCGCTCAGTTGATCCACAAGGACACCAGTGTTCTTGCAGAGCAGCAGGCTGTTCGTTCACAGACTCAGTACAAGCAGGAGTTCCTTGGAACTTTGTACACTGCTGATACTCTGTATGGTGTTCAGGTTATGCGTCCAGAAGCAGGCTTCACTCTAGCTGTTAAGTAAAACAATTGGGGCTGCTTCGGTAGCCCCTTTTCTACTTCTCCTTCTCTCCTAGAATTTTACAGGTGTCTTGATGTCTAATTATACTAAAACTACAAATTTTGCCACTAAAGATGCTTTAGCTTCCGGCAACCCTGCTAAGATTGTTAAAGGAACTGAGATTGACACAGAGTTCAATAACATTGCTGTAGCAAGTAGCACTAAAGCAAACAAAGCTGACCCTGTCTTCACAGGCACAGCTACTCTTCCAGTTACAAACGCATTCAGCCTAAGCATTAACGGTGACGGCGTTACTGTTACTGGTATCAAAGATGAAGACGACATGGCAAGCAACAGCGCCACTAAGCTCGCTTCACAACAATCAATTAAAGCCTACGTTGACTCGCAAGTAACCGCACAGGACTTGGATGTAACTGACGGCACCAACACCATAGCCATTGA